AAAAATACCAGAAAAAAAACCATGGTATCAAAGCGAAAAATATGGAAAAGCTTCAAAACAACAAATAAACAAAATGACAAAAGAGCAAAAAAAAGATTACATTCTTGGGGGAGATAAATGAAGTATATAATTGAAGCAGAAGAATTGCCAGAAAACACAATTAAGCAAAATAAATTTGATAAAAATGGAAATCCTACACATTCAAAAGAATACTATGCTGAATCAACCGAAGGAAAAAATGGACTAAATTATTTCATAAAAACCTTTAGTAGCCTTATATATGATCCATATGGACCATACTCAAAAAGAGAATCAACTCTTGATCTTAAATTAAAAAAAGTTTCGTTAAAAACATTTAATAACTATATAGAATACTTAAAAACTAAAAATCTAAAATATCTTACAATTGCCCAAAGGGGATTTATTGATGACCGAGCCTAAAAATCAACGTATGACTATTGTTGAAAGATTTTATATTGAAAACAATTGGGAAATATTAGATATTGATACTCTTTCTAAACATACAAAAATACAAAAGAAAAGCATTCAACGGTTTATAGAAAAATTAAAAATCAAAAAAGATAAATCTCAACTTGAACACAAAGCTGGTGTCGCGCAAACATCTCCTGTAACAATTTCTGCACAAGATATGATTGCAAGAAAAGGTGTCGCCATAATGACAAAATCAGCCGCAGAACTTGGTGACGAAATACGAAAACAAGTTAAAAAAAATTCTTCTCAACACTGCACTGTTCAAATAAAGGAAAATAATGTCTAATTGGATAAGTTGTTACAGAACAAATAAAAATGCCATATGGATAAAATGCGTTTTAACTAATGATGAAGAAGTATATCTCGCTAGTTTTAAAGACTGGCCAGCATTGGCTAATAGGCTAGAAAATGAAAGATTATTTTTTAAAAAACTTTCATTACAATTCAAATCTCATGAAGTTATGCTTGATATTGAAAATTGTCAAGGGGTCTATTTGGTTAGATCTGTTATTGGTCAATTGACGGGATATACAAAAGAAACTATTACTTTTGGAAAAGTTAGTGGTAATAATATTCATAAAATAGTTTACATGTCGCCAGAATTGATAGAAGAAGAATCCTATATGGATACACTTGCAAATTCTTTTGAAGAGGCGATTATTTATGACAAAACGCCAAAGAACTGAAAAAAGAAAATATAAACATACCACCACTGGTGATTATTGTACTTGTGCTGCATATATTGCAGAAATGATGTGTTTAAGATTGGCAGAGTATAAAAAAATATCCGGACTGGCATTTAAATTTTGGAACAATAAACCTTGGGATTGGACTTTTAAACGCCAAATGATGGTTGCCAATAAATTAATCAAAGAATATGGCGAATCGTTAATAATTAAATCATTAAATTCTAATGAATTAAAAAGTATTTTTTCATTGACTCATCCTAAAGTAAAACGGGTTTTAGAAAAAAATAAACTTTCTTTTAAAGAAATTCAAGTAAAACCTGTAGAAAAAATAGAAACAAACGTTGCAACTCGCAATAAAGCATTTGGAAAAAAATCACAACTTAGCAAATTGAGGAAACTAGATGGCAAAAACGGCGAAAAAGAATCAACATGATAGCGATATATTTTCTAGTGATTTTTTAGAAAAATATGGAAAGATTATTGAAAACGGCCAAAAAGTACTTGATGATTTATTAGAATTAAAGGTTATTAGCATATCTCCAGCGTTAGATATTGCGCTTGGCGGGGGCTTGCGCGAAGGTAGTGTTGTTGTCATGACCGGAGATGCTAAGACAGGCAAAAGTTCCACTGCATTATACTTTGCTGCTAAGTGTCAATCTTTGGGTAAAAATGTTATGTATTTTAATACCGAGGGCCGAATTACAAAAGAAAATTTTACAGGAATAAAAGGTCTTGATCCGAGTAAAATTACCATTGTTCAAACAACCGATCAGAACCCGGTGGTATCAGCAGAAATGTATTTAAACAGCTTAGAACATTGCATTAAAAATGTTCCAGATTTGGTTTGTATCATAGATTCAGCATCCAACATGGTTCCACAAGAAGAGTTAGACGGAGAAATTAGAACTGGAGTAAGAAATTCTCTTCCAAGATTACTATCTATGTTTTGTAAACGAACAAGCGGAGATGTACACAGAAATAAAGCTATACTTATTTTTATTACTCATAACATAACAAATACTGCTCCGGCCTCTAAATATTCTCCGAGCAAAGTTGCAGATTGCGGCGTGATGATTCAGTATCAAGCCGGAACAAACATGGTAATCACTCATCGTGGCAAATGGGAAGTGCCAAAAGATAGCGGAAATCACGTTGGTCAAATAGCAAATTGGGTGATCAAAACATCTGCGGCTGGCGGAAAACCAAACTCTACCGCTGAATCTTGGATCAGATACGGCATTGGCATAGATGAAACACAAGAAATTGCGCAGCTTGCCACGCAGTTTTCTTTTATCAAAATGAAAGGGGCTTGGTATGAAATTTCTACGTTTATTGAAAATAAAAACGCAGAACCGGTAAGAAAATTTCTAGAAAAACAAAATGTAGACTTGACAAACGACGAAGCTGTGTTAAAATGTTTTAAATTCCAAGGCATGGAGAGGCTAGTAAACTTCTTAAAAGAAAATGAAGCACTGGCAATATTTTTATATCAAAATATTAAAGAGGCGTTGCTATGAAAATAGTGGGCCTAAATAATAGAGAGTATAATATAAATCTAAATAAATACGCCAAAAATCATAAAAAAACAAACAAATCTTCATTTCATCTTGAGGCCCGTAGACTATTAAAAGAATGCTTTCCGTCATATTTTATTTATGAAGAAGTTAGTCTTCCAGGATCTACAAACCCTAAAAATAAATCCGTATTATATTTAGATTTTTTTATACCAAATTTAAAAATTGGTGTCGAAATTCATGGTCGTCAGCATTTTGAATATGTTCCATACTTTCATAAAAACAAATTGGGATTTGCCAATCATAAATATAGAGACAATTTAAAATTAGAATGGTGCGACAGAAATCAAATTAAATTAATTATTTTAAGATACGATGAAATTGACTTATGGAGAGCGCAAATTGAATGCTGCTAAACAATTAGACAATTTTATGTGTGCATTGTCTGACTATTTTAGTAAAATAGGAATAGATAAAACAGCGCATCGTCCAGAATTTAATGAGGTAGAATTAATGTCTATCAATGATATGGACTTATTAACCAAAGACGCCTGTTTTAATTGTGCGTATGTATTATACCAGTATGCCGATTATATATCCACAGACTTAAATAAATGTAGAGCAATTTTTTATTGGTGTGAAAATTCTTTAAACGAAATAGTTTCTAGAGAAATTAATGATTTGCCACAGTTCAATAAACACGATATTAAAGTTGCAGAAATAATTCGATCAAATGTTGTCGCAAAAAACTTAAATGACTGGAAAATTAAAGCACAATCTAGAATTAATTTTCTTGAATCAAAAGAACAAAATATCCGCAGACGAGCAGAATGCTTAATTGAAAAAGGAAAAAGAAAATGAGTTTTGAAGAATTTATCAACGGTTTAACTCCAGAACAGATGGAAAAGTTAAAACAAGCACTAAACGCAACCGGCTCGTCAAAACCAACCGCAAAAACTGAAATAAAACAATTGCCCGATAGACAGTCTACTGGCGAAAATTTTACTACTATTAAACAAGAAAGAAGAGGAAGAGAACCCGTGAAAGCCAAGAAAAATACTTGGGAAGACCATGGAGAATTTCGGGATGATGAAAATTTAAGAATGCCCAAAGTTGATCCATCTCCAAGAAGTCGTGAAAAATCCAAAAAAGTGGAAGTAGAATGCCACGTTTGCGGTAAAACATTCTTTGAAGACCCAAGATACATCTATGGGGAATATATGAGATGTTCACGTTGCGGCAGGAAATAAAATGGCAGAACTAATTGATACCGGTGCTGAACGCGCGGTATTGTCTGGATTATTTTCATATGGAATGGATGTTTATGTTGAAATATCCGACATAGTTAACTATGAAACATTTGGAAATTCTAGCAATCAAACTATCTATAAATGTATTCAAAAGGTTTTTGAAACAAACCCCAAGTTAGATATTCCATCCTTACTTTCGGCAGCAGAGCAAATTGGATTATATTCTGCTATTAGTTCTACAACTGAGCTAGAATATATAAACCTACTTATTAAGTATCCGGTTGCCAAAGAAAATGTTTTAAATTTTGCAATTCAGATTAAAAAATTTGAGTTTGCCAGAAACATTAAAAGTATTGCTAATTCTATTTCTAGAAATATTGAAAACATCAAAGGCGATGAATCTGTTGATGAAATTATTTCTATAATAGAGAAACCAGTAATCGATTTTATACGCGACGATAGCTTATCTAGAAAACCAGAAAAAATCTGGGAAAATGTAGACGAATATATTCAGTATCTCATTGATAATAAATGTGACCAAATAGGTATTGCTACCGGGTTTAATCGCTATGATAAAGCTATTGGAGGCGGATTACGTCGCAAATGCGTGGATATTATTTCGGCGCGCCCTAAAATGGGCAAAAGCGCTCTGGGTGATAATATAGCAATAAATATAGGTCTTAATGGTATTCCTGTGCTTATGCTTGACACTGAGATGTCGAAGGAAGATCATTTAAATAGAATCATAGCCAGCATGACTGGAATAGAAATTAATAAAATATCTACCGGAAAATTTTCAGAAGAAAAAGAAAATATAGAAAAGGTTCAAGCCGCAGTAGAAAAACTAAAGGGCGCAAAATATACCTATGCTAGTGTTGCCGGTGCGCCGTTTGAAAATATCATCAATACAATTAAGCGCTGGATACTTCACGAAGTTGGCCATGATGAAAATGGCAGGACAAATGAGTGCGTCGTTATTTATGACTATTTAAAATTAATGTCTTCGTCGTCTATCAGTAATAACCTACAGGAATATCAGGTGCTAGGCTTCCAAATTACGTCGCTGCATAATCTTGCTGTTAAATATGACTTTCCATGCCTAGCCTTTACACAATTAAACAGAGACGGCATTACGCGCGAAACAACCGATGTTGTAAGCGGTTCTGACCGCATTATTTGGCTTTGCACCTCATTTTCTATTTTCAAAGATAAATCGCCAGAAGAACTTGCGGAAGACGGTCCAAATGCTGGCAACAGAAAATTAATTCCGATTGTTTCGCGGCACGGCCCAGGAATGACCGATGGAAATTATATTAATATTAAATTAGAGGGCGACAAATGCACTGCTAAAGAATTGCACACGCGAGACGAGTTTTACGCTTCAAGCAGAAGTTCTGATCACGGTTTAGAGGGGGCCGACGCGCCATTTGATCCAGATGATGACATATACGCATAAAACAGATTTAAATGTTTTGGCCAGTAGAGTTTTTGAGAATTTAGAAATTTTGCTGGATTCATTTAAATTAGATTACAAACGTGTTAGTTCCAACAAATACTGTTTGCCATGCCCAATTCATGGTGGCAATAACGAAACTGGTGTATCCATACTAATCGAAAGAAAGCTGTGGGGTTGCTGGACTCATAATTGCCATGAAGAGTATGGTAAAAATATATACGGTTTTGTGCAGGGCGTTTTATCTACACATAGCGGAAAAACCGCCTCATTCAAACAAGCGCTGAATTATCTTATTAAATTATACGGTGATCAGCCAGTATTAAACGAGACAATTCAATACTATAATACCTATGATGATTTTGCAAAAATAGTAAAACTTTTTGACCGCCCACAAACTAATGACCCTTGTGAATTATTTCCTATTAATTTAAATTTATGTTCAGAATATTTTATTAAACGAGGTTTTAGCCAAGCGACTCTGGAATATTTTGGCGTTGGGGAATCTGATGAAATTAAAAACCGAGCAATGATTCCGATTCATAATGAACACGGAGGCTTTGTTGGCTATATTAGTCGATCAACAAAACCCTATGTTATTCCTAAATTTTTGTTTTCTACTGGTTTAAACAAGACCGATTATCTGTATAACTATAATAGAGCCATTGAACATATTCGCAATAAAAATTCAATCATTCTTGTTGAAGGACAGGGTGATGTTTGGAGATTATTTGAGGTCGGTGTTTTAAATGCCATTGGTTGTTTTGGCAAAGATCTTTCGGGCAAGCAAATTGAACTATTATTAAAATCTGGCGCAACAAACTTAATTGTTTTGTTAGACGATGATGAAGCTGGCAGAGAAGCCAAATTCAAAATACAAAGAATGTTGCACAAATTATTTAAAATTAAATTTCCTAAACTATATAAAAAAGATTTAGGGCAATGCGTAGTAGAAGAAGTAAAGAATTATATCTTACCACAAATTAAGGGTTATTATTAATGACTAAAATTATTGGTTTTCTTGGAAGAAAACAATCCGGCAAAAATACCTGTTCTAATATGATGCACGGCTTTGAGCTTCAAAAGCGAGAAATGATTCGCGATTTTAAAATTGAAGATACGGGCAAGTTGGCAATTTTAACAGAAAATGCAGCGGGCCAAGTTGGTTGGGGCGAATTTGATGTTACAAGAAAAGATGATGATTTTGCTCAGTGGGCACATATGAACATGTGGCCGTTTATTAAAAATTATGCGTTTGCAGATGAATTAAAACGAATGGCAATTGATTTATTTGATGTTCCTCCAGAATGCGTTTTTGGCACTGATCAACAGAAAAATCAGGCGCAAGAACATTTACGGTGGGAAAATATGCCGGGGATGTTCGACGAACAAAAACGACAAAAATGGTCTGGCTCAATGACTGCTCGCGAATTTATGCAATTTTTCGGAAGCGAAATTATGCGCAAAATGCATGGGCTTGTATGGATTAATAAAACGCTTCGACAAATTTCTATGGAACAAAGCGCTATTGCAATTATTTCAGACGTTAGGTTTCCAAACGAAGCAGAAGCAATTAAACTCGCTGGCGGTATTATTGTTAAGCTCAATCGTAAACAAAAAACAAAAGACCTCCATCAAAGTGAAGAAGGAGTGGATTTGGTAGATGCATCTATGATCGATTATAACATTCAAAATAATAAGAAAGGATACGATTTAGATAGTCTGCAATCTAATATCAAACAAATTTATGATACAATTATATTATAGATCGTCGAGTCTAGGAGCGTTTGACTTTTGCCAAATGCAATTTTATATTGTTTATGGATTAGGTTGGCGATCCCCATCTCAAAAAAAAGCAAATTTGGGAACTGTGGTTCATAAGGTTTTAGAAGTATTGGCTAATTTTAAGCTTTTAACACAAGAATCCACCCAACAATCATATGCATATAAAGATGAAGAACTTGGAGAGTTCAATTTTACTCCAAAAACTCTACAATCTCAAAAACTAGTTGACGAAATACTAATCAGATCGTATAATCATTATACCGCAAGTACGCCAGAAATCTCTTATACCAAAGCAGATTTTAAGTTTTGCGCAGATATGGTTGAAGCTTGTTTGCGTCATGATAGTGGCCAGTTTGATCCAAGACACCAAACAATCTTGGCTCCTGAAAAAAGTTTTGATTTAGAAATTAATGAGCCTTGGGCAAGAGTAGAATACAATGGCGAAATTAGACAATTAAGAATCAAGGGTACTATGGATTTGATTACAGTTCCGGAAACAGGAACGATTGAATATGTAGATTACAAAACGGGAGCGCGTAAAAATTGGGCTACTGATGAAGAAAAAACATACGCAAAACTACATGATGATATACAATTATTGCTATATTTTTATGCAATACGTAAATTATACCCAGAATATAAAAATATTATCATGACCATTTTCTTTTTGAGAGATGGTGGCCCATTTAGTCTATGTTTCGATGATCAAGATGAAACTAGATTTTTGAAAATGTTAGAAAAGAAATTTGTAGAAATTAAAAATTGTACACAACCAAAACCGATTAATCCCTGGCGAAGCGGTTTTAAGTGTGAAAAACTCTGTCATTTTTATAAAAACAAATGGCCGGGCACAGACAAGACTATGTGTCATCATGTTGAAGACACAATTAAAACCTATGGTATAGAAAACGCTACCGCTAAATTATCTAAGCCCGGTTTTAGTATTGATTATTATTCAGCGCCAGGATCAACTGATAAAGGAGAAAACAATGCCGATTCCAAGCAAGAAGGGTAAAGAAAAACCCAATGATTTTATGCAACGTTGTATGGGTGATGAAACGATGAAGAAAGAATTTCCTAGTCAAGAACAAAGAGTTGCAGTTTGCATGTCAAAAGCCGTTGAAGATTTGGATCACTTAGAAGCTGCCGATTTTGCTTTAACATATGGCAAAACAAAATACAAATACCGCAACCCAAAAACAAATGAATACTTTTTCTATGATAGAAAGGGTGTTTATAAAAAGGATGGCACAACACTCGTTCCAGATTTTGATTCAGAAGAAGACTAATGCAATTTCCGTTAGCTAATTATACTCATTACAGTTTGGGCCTGGGCTTTTCTAAGCCAAAAGATTTAATTGACTATTGCGTTCAAAATAATCTACCGGCCTGTGGCATTGCGGATTATAAATCTTTGTCTGGAGCGGTTGACTTTTATAAATGTGCCAAGAGTGCTGGAGTCAAACCTATTGTTGGCTGCACACTAGATGAATGCAGGCTGTTTGCTAAAAACAATGCGGGATGGAAAGATCTTGTGCATATCGTTTCCTCCATAGATAAAGACGGCAACGTTGATCAAAACATATTGCAAGAGTTGCTATTGTCCAACAATTTATTGCGCAGACCATTAGAATTAGACACAGAATCATACTATCCACATACATCTGATCGCATATTGCACCAAATTCTTGTTTGCTCTAAACTTAAAAAAACTCTATCTTCTATAGACAAAAGTATTTTAGATCAATATGACGGTAAACATCTCAAAGCGTCGGGCGTGAATCTTGTAAATATATACGATTCTGTTGAAGATATTAATATATTACACCCTCCAGCGCTTCCAGCTTTTCAAACGCCAAACAAAGAAACAGAAGAAGAATATCTAAAAATTCTTTGCAGAACCGGGTGGGAAAAACTACTTGCTGCTAAAACCAAAAACCTCAATACAAAACAAGAATATTTAGATAGATTTTTTAAAGAATTTGCGGTTATTAAAGATGCAAATTTGTTTGGTTATTTTTTGATAGTTCAGGATATTATTAAATTTGCCCAAAACAAAGGATGGATGACCGGGCCGGGCAGAGGAAGTGCAGCCGGTTGTCTTGTGTCCTATTTGCTTGGTATAACCAAAGTAGACCCGATTGAATATGATTTAATTTTTGAAAGATTTTATAATGCTGGACGCAATTCTAAGGATCATATATCTTTACCGGATATTGATATTGATATTCCTGCTTTAAAAAGAGATCAAATTATTAGTTATATCAAAAACAAATATGGAAACAGCTATGTTGGTCAAATAGTTACGTTTGGAAGATTGCAGGGTAGAAGTGCAATCAAAGAAGTTTTTAGAACCAAGGAAGCTTGTTCGTTTACAGAAGTGAATGAAATTACTAAATACATTCCAGACGAAGCAAAAATATCAGATCAACTAGAAGAAATGGATGAAGAGGATCGGTCAATTATTAAATGGGCGCTTATCAACAACGCGAATGATCTCAAAGATTTTTGTTTTATAAACAACCTTGGGGAATTAGAAGGTGATTATGCCGAACATTTTGAACATGCTATAGCTATCGAGGGCACATTTAAAACGCAGGGCAAACATGCCGCTGGCATTGTTGTGTCTGGCCGTAAATTAATTGATGTATGCCCAATGGTACATCAACGAGAAGGCGAAGAAAAAATCTGTGGATTTGAAATGGAAGATTTGGAATCAGTTGGCTTGACAAAGATCGATTTGTTAGGACTGTCACTTTTGGATAAATTAATGTATATAAAGGAAATATAAGGAATTGTGTATTAATATATGTCTAAATTCACCAAAGGAGACTTATATGATAATCACAAAAGAAGAATTAAAAAATTTAGTTTATGTAGAACAAAAAACACAAAGAGCTATAGCTAAAGAATATGGTTGTTCAGAAAGTTGGATAAGCGGCTTAATGAAAATATATGGAATTAGAAAAAAAATTGAAGATAGATATATAGGAAAAAAATTTGGAGATTTAACAGTAATTAAAAAATATGGAAAAAAAGATTCCCATACCGTGTTTGAATGCGTTTGCTCTTGTGGAAAACTTGTTTATCTTAAATCTTGCGCTTTAGTAACCGGCAATACTAAAAGCTGTGGTTGTACATCTAGAAAAAGGGGAAAAAATCATCCAAACTATAAAGGATATGAAGATATTAAAAAATGTTATTTTTGGACCATTGAAAACGGAGCTAAAACGAGAGGTTTAGAATTTACAATAACCATCGAATACGCATGGAATCTGTATGTGAAACAGGGTAAAAAATGTGCATTAACAGGAAAGCCAATATATTTCGCAACAACAAATAAAAATAGAAAATTCGCTAATGCTTCTTTGGATAGAATAGATAGCGCCAAAGGCTACATTCCAGGAAACATACAGTGGCTAGATAAAAAAGTAAATCATATGAAATGGGATTTAAACCAACAAGATTTTATTGAAAATTGTAAAATGGTAGCGGAATATAACAAATAATTTAAGGGAAATTTAATGTCAAATTTAGACTTCATTTGCTTCGATTATGAAACCTCGGGCCGAGATCCCTATACCTGTCAACCAACCCAATTGGCGGCTATTGCCATTGATGGTCGTAGACTTACTCCAAAGGGCGTTTTCAATAGTGAAATACGGGCTGTTGTTGATGACAAAAAAGCTATAGCAATGGGCCTTGGACCAATAGAAGAAGGCGCATTAAAAATAACCGGAAAAACACGCGAACAAATAGACAAGGCTCCAGAACTAAAATCTGTATGGTCTAAGTTTGTATCGTTTGTGCAGCAATATAATTACAATAACACATCGTTTTTTGCTCCGGTTCCAGTTGGTTATAATATTATCAACTATGATCTTATTATTGTAAACAGAATGTGCAAACAATTTGGGCCATTTGATGAAAAATCAAATCGACAAAAACTATTTCATCAAATCTACAAAATAGATATGTTGGATAATGTATTTATGTGGACAGAAAATGATCATAATATAAAATCAAGAAGTATGGATGCGATGCGTGAACGAATGGGTTTATCAAAAGACAACGCTCACGACGCATTGCAAGACGTTAAAGACACAGCAAATATTTTTTTGAAATTCTTAAAAACACATAGATCAGTTGCCAAAAATTTGCATATAGACGGGGCTTTTACTAATGGTGAATTATACATAAAATAAGAAAATTATGACACAGTTAAATGCAAATATACCGTACCAATTTGGTTTTATAAAAAATAAATATTTATTTAACGACAACAACAATAATGATCTAACAGAATGTTATATTTTTGGCGTTAAAAGCATTATAAATAAACCTTTATTATTTCATTGCCAACTACAAAATGGAGCCGTATTTTGGGGTTTACCAATTTCTGCTTTTGTGTGGAAAGAGCATTACGAACAGCTTGGCGAAACAGAACAAGAAAGATTATCTAATTTACAATGGTGGGATTGTCAATCTAACGATATTGCCGTAACGTGTTTTTCATATTTACAAAATTATACTGTAGATGTAACTAGCAGAAATAAAAAAGAGTGGATGCGAGGTAAATACTTATTCACAATAGATGATTACTACTCAGATTTAAACTGCTTGCCGCTTGGTTATGCCTCAGATGCTGACAGCAAATGTTTTCATTTTATACAACTAAATAATGGTAATTTTTGTGTTTATCCAAATAATTTTTGCAGATGGCATAATTTAAATTTTGTAGATCCTTATGATTTAAAAAATCCCCCCAAATATAAACCAAATAATTTTGATTTAAATTCGGAATTTAAAATAAATGAATAATTATAATGACTCAAAAGTTTGGGCGCTTTTTGCCGAAGGAAAAACTAAGGGTATATTCCAATTGGAAAGCAATCTCGGGCGTAATTGGTCAAAGAAGTTAAAACCAAACAATATACAAGAATTATCTGCTTTAATTAGTTTGCTGCGTCCAGGATGCTTGATGGCTATTACAGATGGCAAATCTATGACCCAGCATTATATTGACAGAAAACATAAAATTGAAGACGTTAATTATATTCACAATTCATTAAAAGAGTTTTTAGATGTAACTCAAGGCGTTATTGTATACCAAGAACAAGTTATGCGTATCGCCCAAAAACTTGCCGGTTTTACTCTAGAAGAAGCTGATGATCTGCGAAAAGCTATTGGTAAGAAAAAAGCCGACCTTATGAATAAAGTGGAAGTAAAATTCATAGACGGTTGTAAAAAAGTCGGAATAGTTCCTGATGATATTGCTATTGAGATTTTTAGCTGGATTAAAAAAAGCGCAAGATATCTTTTTAACGCAAGTCATGCGGTGTCTTATGCAATCAATGCGTATCAAAGCGCATATTACAAAGCTTATTTTACCACCAAGTTCTTTGTATCTTACCTAACATATGCGCAAGAAAAACAAGACCCGCACGAAGAAGTGTCCGAACTTGTAAGCGAAGCAAAGTTGTTTGATATAGAATTTGTTACGCCAAAACTGTCTTTTTTTTCTTTAGATTTTAAACAGATTGGTGATAGAAAAATTCTGTTTGGCATCAAAAGTATTAAGTCTTTAACCGGAGTCACTGGCGATAAACTATTTGAATTGCTAAATAACCTAGATGTTAAAGATAAAAATGGCGATAAAAAGCCCCTGTCTCAATATTCTTGGATGGATATTTTGATATACGTTTCTACACAAATAAATGCCACGGCATTTAAAGCCTTGTGTTATGCTGGATTTTTTTGTTTTAATAACAATGGATTAACAAGAAATCGCGCTATATACGAATATAAAATATTTTCTAGTCTTACAGACGCTGAATTAAAATGGATTAAAGATCAGTATCCAGTCAAACAGTGGAGTAATTTAGAGTCGTGCTTACAAGATCTAGCCCCAACCAAAAAGATGGGAGGGGGAACATCTAAAACTGAAAGAATGCAAGCTATAAACAACGAAATTAGCTTTCTTAAAGAGCCACCATATTCACTAGAAGATACTCCGGCCTGGATTGTTGCACAAGAGAAAAAGCTATTCGGATGCCCAATTTCTATTTCCAGTATCGAGTCGTCAGATACGTCTTCCGCTAACACAACATGCAAAGAAATTTCCAATGGCAAAACCGGAAAGTTTTTGTGTGTAGCAGCAACAATCAAAAAAATGACTACGTGCAAAGTAAAAAATGGAAAAAGTAAGGGCGAATTAATGAGTTTTTTGACAATTGAAGACGAAAGCTGTGTATTAGATAATGTTGTAGTTTTTCCAATGACACGGAAACAGTATGAATATTGTTTGTACGAAGGAAATAATTTGTTAATTTGTGGGCTTGTTAATAAAGATAAGCCCGGCCTAATTGTTGAAAAGGTTTACGAGATATAATGAATAGTTGTAATTTTATTGGGTTTTTTACGGAAAAACCCTCTCTAGACAAGGCGGATGGCATTAGCTATATTCAATTTGAGCTTGAAGTTATTTCGCACAGAAAGGCAAAAAGTGGCGAAAAGGTAAAAGTAGTTACATATTTACCATTCGAGGCGTATCATACTGGTGCAGAAACTATTGCTAAATTTGCTGAACCTGGATCTAAAATTGCGGTCCAGTGTTCTGCTAAAACATGGAAAGATGATGAAGATGGTTACGAAGGAGTAATCTTTAGAATTAACGAATTTGATTTTAGTTGCCAGACGGAAAACATTAATGAAGCGTAAAATATTATTTTGTAGTGAAGCAACTTTTCTTAATACTGGTTATGCTATTTATACAAGAGAGGTATTAAATTATTTGCATAATACTGGCAAATATGAAATAGCAGAATTAGCATCTTATGGAGAAAAAAACGATCCGCGTGGCATGTCGTCTCCGTGGAAATACTATGGGGTTGCTCCAAATACTTCGGTTGAGCCAAAAACTAGTAAAGAAGAATTTGATGCATATAATTCAAATCCTAGCAACCAATTTGGCGCATGGGCATTTGAAGCTGTTTGTCTTGATTTTATGCCAGATATTGTTTGTGTTCCGCCTGAAACTTTAATTCATACTGAAAATGGCTATAAGCAAATTAAAGAAATTAAAGTCGGACAAAAAGTAATGAGTCATAAAGGAATATATCAATCCGTTACAAAAACTATGCGTCGTCAGCATGTCGGAGATATAATAAAAATAAAGGCCGGTGGCGATTCTCAATATATGCAACTAACAGAAGAGCATCCGGTTTATGCTTATAGAAAAAGACGACAAACAAATCAAAAAAAATCATACAAAGATATTTACGATGGAATGTGTCCAGAATTTATTCCGGCTAAAGATATAAAAGTTGGAGACTTAGTAATTCTGCCCAAAAACAATAGTGCTAATATATCTTCAGAAATTGATATAACTAATTATTTATCTAATTTTATTATTAAAAATGATAAAATATATCCAACCAAAATAACAAATTGCAATCCAATAAATAAAAATTGTTTATTGAACTATGAACTTGGTGTACTAATAGGCTATATTATTGGTGATGGATCAATAAATCAAGGAAGTGTTTGTGTAACATTTAATGCTCATGAGATAAATTTTGCTGAAGACTGTGCTAAATTATTTTGTAATATTTTTGGGATTCCTGCAAGCTTAAATTTAATTGAAGCAAAAAACTGTATTAATGTAACGTGTAATTCTGTATTATTATCTGAATTTTTAGAAAAATTTATAGGTAAAAAAGAAGATAAGCATATTTGTGCGGAACTATTTAATAGTTCTATATCCACCAAACAGGGGCTACTAAGGGGATTATTTAGATCAGATGGCTGTTATAGACCAAATACGGTTTCTTTTACATCTAAAATGCAACATTTGGCTTATGAAGTAAGACAAATATGTGTAGATTTAAATATTCCTGTTTCTATTAATAAATCTTCAAAAGCCTATAGTGTTGAAGGATATGGAGAGTCTGCAAGATTATTGCACGAGATAGTTCAAAAATTTGATATCAATAAACTTGAACTATGCGAAAACCCGACTAGAAGACCAAGAACAACGCATATAATTAATGGTCATATGGTTGCTGCCGTACAAAGAGTAAGGAAAGAAAATTACACTGGTCAAGTATACAATTTAGAGGTTGATGTAGATAATTCTTATGTAACCAATTGGTGTGTGCATAATTGCGACATAAGAGACTTTTGGATGATGAGTCATGAAGAAACTTCTCCATTTAGACCCTATTACCATTTAGTATGGATGCCCACGGTAGATGCTTATCCACAATCTCGCCAATGGATTGCTTCTTACGCTCAATGCGATGCCTGTTTTACATATTCAAATTGGGCTGGCAAGATTTTAACTGAACAATCCGGCGGAAAAATTAAGTGGCGTGGTTCTGCTCCACCGTGCGCATCAAAAGAATTTCAGCCAATATGGGATAAAGACGCCCACAAACAATCGCACGGAATAGATCCAAATTTTAAAATTATTGGAACAGTTATGCGCAATCAAAGACGCAAGCTGTATCCGGATTTGTTTGAGGCGTTTCGTAAATTTTTAGATCAATCCATAGACAAAAGATTTTATCTATATTGTCATACAAGCTATCCAGATCTTGGTTGGGATATTCCAGAACTGCTTCAAGAAAACGACTTGTCATCTCACGTTTTATTTACATACATTTGTCATGAGACTGGCAAGTTTTTTCCATCATTTTTTAGAGGACCGGTAGCTCAATCTCCATTTACTGGCAGATGGGGATCTACACTATCTAATGTTAAACGCGGTTTAAACAATGTCGATCTAGCGCAGGTTTATAATTTATTTGATTTATACGTTCAATATGCAAATTGTTTGCACAAAGACCAAGAAATAAAAATAAAAAGAGATAATAAAGAGATTTGGTGTAAAATTTCTGAAGTAAAAATTGGCGATTTGGCATGGACTCACAAAAATAGATGGAAAAAAATAACGCATACCTGGATAAATTTAGAAAAAAGTAAACACAGCAAAATGCTTGAAGCGCAAATTTGTGGAGATTATGAAACATTAAGAGTCACGCAAGATCATGAAATGCCAGCCTATACAAAGAATGAATTTCAAAACAAAAGATCTGTTAGAGAACAGATTGGCAATAGCTTTAGAAACGGCAAAGATTTACCAGAAATGGGTAAATATAGAGCAGATCAATTGCAGTCAGGAGATATAATTAGCTATCCTATTGATGATATAATTTATGATATTAATAAAATTAATATATTATCAGATAAAAAAGATTTGCAATTAATAGTCGATCATGCATTTTGCAAGTGGCTTGGGTTGTATGTTGCTGACGGTAGCGCAAATTTAAACGCAAGTTGTGGAGCTATTAAAATAACGTCTCACGTAAAAGAAAACGAATGTCATGAATTATGTGAAAATGTTATGTCTCGTTTTAGTGAAGGTGGTGTTAAAACATATTTTTATAAAGACAGACAAGCTCTAAATAAAGAAATTTTTAACAAGCCATTTGTTGAATATATGAAAAATCATTGTGGAAAGCTTGAAAATAAAAGATTTCCAGAGTGGGTCATGAACCTTCCCCCCGATAAACAAAAAGAGTGTTTACAAGGTTTATTTATGGGAGATGGACATTCTTGCACAAGAAGAGAGTCTACTATATCTATTTTCTGTACGATATCAAAAACTCTAGCAAATCAGCTAAAACAAATTTTAAGAAGACTTAGAATTAGTTTTAATGTTAGGCTTGTTGTTAAAAAACAAGAAGCAGATGGTTATAACAGAAAGCCACAGTATAGATTTGAAATTTATGGAGACATTAAAAATGGCGAATTTTATACCAACAGGCACAACACAAAGAATTTTTACCATGGCAATCAACACTACTTACAAATAAAAACAATAAATGAAATCAAATACAACGACAACGTTTATTGCGTAACTGTGGACGAGGACCATACGATGCTAACTCCTGCGGGTTTGGTATACCAGTGCGAGGGGTTTGGAATTCCCATGGTAGAAGCCGCTTCATGTGGCATTCCTATTATGGGCACAGATTATTCTGCAATGGAAAGCGTGGTAAGAGAGCTTGGTGGTTATACAATTAAACCAAAGGCTCTTTACAAGGAATTAGAGACGGGTTGTATGAGAGCCGTTCCCGACAACGACTTGGCTTGCGAAATGTTCAAGCAATTTTTTACACTGTCTAAAGAACAACGATTAGAAGTGGCAAAAAATACCAAGCGGCTATGCGAACAAGATTTTAATATTGAAAAAACCGGTTCTCAATGGGAACGATGTTTCGATGAGCTACCCCAAAAACCTTTCGAGCAAACATGGGGTTCTCCACCAAGAATTAAAACTCCTGCATCAAAAATAGATGCCACCAAAGATGCAGATTTTCATAAATTAGCAAAATGGTTAATAACAAATGTGTTGTGTGAACCAGAGCGTTTAAATAGCTTTATGGAATCTAGATTAGCTAGAGATCTAATGTATAAATCAACAACTGCTAATGTGGGTGGTTTATATTTTAATGAATCTTCTGCTGTTTTTGATGGATTAAACTTTAGACAGGATTTTAGTTTTGATGTAGCGTATGATCAAATGAGACAATTATGCGATAGAAGAAACCAGTGGGAACAAGCTAGAATAAATAGAATTAGGAGCATGACCAAGTGAAAGTTTTGTATATAGGACATTATCGAGAAAGCGGAGGATGGTCAGATGCCGCTAGAAATTATATTTTAGCAATAAAAGATGCGGATATTGATATTGTTTGTAGAAATGTTACGCTGACTAAAGACCACTCAATTCCTAAAGAGATAGAAAAATTAGAAAAAAAATCTACAGATAATATTGATATATGTATACAACATGTATTGCCACACCATTTAATTGGAACAAATAAATATAAAAAAAATATTGCATTTTTAGCTTCTGAATCAAGTAGCATTAAAAATTTAACTTGGTGCGAATATTTAAAACTAGTCGATGAAATTTGGGTTCCAAATAATGATTTGCAAAGATCTTTGAAAGTAGACGGATTTAATAATGTGTCTGTTATACCACACTGTTTTGATATAGAAAAATATACCAAAAAATATCCTGACTTAAATTTACCCGAAGCAAATAATTGTTTTAAGTTTTATTATATTGGAGATTGGAATCAAAGAAAAAACCTTGGGGCTATTATTCGTGCTTTTCATTCTGAATTTGACGAAACCGATAATGCTAAATTAGTTTTTAAAATCAATAAATTTGGATATGATTCAAATAAACTTCGTCAAGAATTTGAGCAATTTTCTAATCAAGAAAAACAAAAACTTAGAATTTATAAAGATCTTTCTGAATACAAACAAGATATAATTATTACAGAAAGATTATCAGAAGAACAGTTGTATTCTTTGCATCAATACTGTGACTGTTTTATATGCCCGTCTCATGGCGAGGCATGGTCTATACCAAGTTTTGAAGCAATGGCTTTTGGAAACATTCCTATATGTACTAATTTTGGAGGGCCAAAAGATTTTATTGACGTTAGAAATAATAACACCGGATATTTAATTTATGGAGTAGAAACACCGTGTATTTGCCAAGACGCTGCTTTTCCAGAAATATTTACAGCGCGCGAACACTGGATTTGCCCATCCGAAAAGGGTATAAAGCAAGCCATGAGAAAAGCTTATGAAAATAAAAACAAATTGACATGTAAAAAAGATGGTTTAACTAGGGCGCATTTATTTTCATTGAATACTATAGGAAAATTAATAAAGGACAAATTGAATGAGTACTCAAACTCTTAATATTATTAATAAATCTACAGAAAAAAAAGAGAAATATTCTATATTAACTTTTGATACTCATGAAAGATATCAATCAGTTTTAGCGTTAACCAATCATGATTTTTACGGATTTCGATATCCTAATTGTAAAATTTGGGATGAGCAATATGCAAAAAAGCCAATAAATTATTATACAACTTCTTATATGAATCATATTGATTATGATTTTATTTTAGCACAAAGTAAATTTGGCCAATTACAAGTAGCTAAACAAATTCAAGGCATGTTAAAAATACCTATTATTTTTTTAGAACATACAATTCCAACAAATAATTTATCTGAACAACAAATTCATTTTATGAAAAATTTTTGGGGTGATATAAATGTTTTTATTACAGAGTATTCAGCCCAAGAATGGGAATGCCCAACTGATTTTTATGTTGCATATCATGCAACAGATCCTATTTTTTATCCAACTTGGCAAGAGAATGATAATCCGTATATATTAAGCGTCGTTAACGATTTTGTTAATAGGGATTATTGTTGCAACTATTATGGATGGAAGCGAGTTGTAGATGATCTTCCACATAAATTAATAGGCAATACGCCGGGCGTATCATTACCGGCACAATCGATAGAGGATTTGTGCAAAGAATATAATGATTGTAGTATATTTTTCAACTCGTCCACTGCCAGCACGGTTCCAACGGTAATTTTTGAGGCTATGGCTTGTGGTAAACCCGTCGTAAGTACGGCTACATGCGCAATCCCCCAAATAATTACTCACGGTGTAGACGGATTTTTATCTAATGATGAATTAGAATTAAAATCTTATTTAAAACAATTATTAGAAGATAAAGAGTTAAGATTAAAAATGGGTAATGCAGCAAGAAAGAAAATAGAAGAAAAATACTCTCAAGAAAAATTTATTAATACATGGAACTACATTTTCAAACAAACCTATGAGGC